AAGCAATGAACAAAATTGCTCTCAAATTCGAAAAGAAACACGGCGTCAGTCGTGTCACTGGAAGGTACAAATGAGTGAAAACTTAGAAGAGATATTGAATGTAGATATTAATGATCTGACTATCGCTGAGATGGTCGAGATCGAAGAGCGAACTGGACTCTCAATCGACAGTCTTGGTGAAGCAGGAATCCCGAAAGGGAAAGTCCTTCAAGCCATGGCTTTCATCATTAAGAAAAGAGAGAACCCAGAGTTCACATGGGAGGAAGCAGGGGCGCTGAGAATCAACACCACTGCTGAAAAAGTAAACCCCACCGAAGACGAAGGCTAGAGAACCTCGCCCTCGTCGCAAAACATTTTGGATTCTCTTGGGCTGATGTTCAGACAATGAAAATGTGGCAGGTCACTGTCCTCATTGAACAAATGAATCGAGAAGCCAAGAGACAAAAAGCAGCCCAAGACCAAGCCCGCCGAACCCGATAAGGAGCACTATGGCAAGTCGTCCAATCTCCATAAAAATAATCGGGGATGACTCGCAGCTGAAGAAGACGCTGAAAGGCGCCACGAAAAAACTTGAAGGCTTCGGTAAATCCGTAGCCAAGTTTGGTATCACTGCTGGGGCAGTATTCGGAGCAACAGCAGCTGCTGCTGCAACGAAAGGGATAACGGCTTTTGCCGATTTTGACAAAAGCCTTCGAGAGGTCATGACGCTGCTTCCAGATGCGGGCGACACAGTGTTCGGTGAACTCTCAGAGCAGGTCAAAACCTTTAGTAAGGAATTTGGAGTTCTACCTGACAAAGTAATTCCTTCTCTTTATCAAGCGATCTCGGCAGGTGTTCCAAAAGACAACGTATTCGAGTTCCTAGAGGTTGCTCAAAAGGCAGCCAAGGGTGGAGTCACTGAACTCGAAACAGCAGTCGATGGTATTTCATCCGTCGTTAATGCTTACGGCTCCGAAGTCATAAGTGCAACCGAAGCATCGGACTTGATGTTCACCGCAGTGAGACTCGGTAAGACAACCTTCGAGGAGATCAGTGCCTCTATTTTCCAGATGGCACCTATCGCCTCAGCGGTTGGTATCCCATTCAAGGATCTGACCGCTTCGATAGCCAACCTGACTTCTAAAGGTACGCCAACCACGGTCGCTGCAACGCAAATGAAAGCAGCCATGGCTGAGTTGGCAAAGGGTGGCTCAAAAGCAGACATTGCTTTCCGAGAATTAACTGGCATGGGTCTTCAGAAGTTCTTGGAAGAAGAAGGCAACTTCGCTTCAGCCATGATCACTATGAAAGAAGGTGCTGACGACGCAGGCATCTCGATCTTAGATTTGTTTGGCAGCGTCGAAGCTGGACAGGGAATCCTTGCCCTCACAGCTGACGGTGGAGAGAAGTATCTCGAAACCCTCGGCGAAATGGGTGCAGCAGCTGGTGCAACTGAAGCTGCATTCGAAACAATGAACACAGGGTTGTCTGCACAATTCGACAAAATCAAAGCGAACTTGTCTGTCATAGCGATCGAGACAGGGGAGAGACTCGCACCTCACGTTCTAAGAGCTACCGAGTTGCTCATGGAAGGCTTCGAAAAGGCTCAACCATTTATTGAAAGAGCAAGAGAAGAAGTACAAGACTTCGCAAAAGCAGTAATAGAACGAGCAATCCCTATCTTCAACAGATTGAAAGACGTCGCAATCATTGTTGCAGGCTTCATTGGCAACACAATGATCCCTGCTTTAGTCACTGCCTTTCACAAAGTAAAAGAAGTGGCACTCCTAGTTGTGGCTTGGGTCAGGAATGTAATGGTTCCTGCTCTCATAACTGGATTCCATAAGTTCTTAGATGTAGCCAAGATGGTTATTGAGTGGATCAAAACAAACTTGTTCCCAATAGCAATCATGGTCGCAGGCGCTCTCGTCACTGCCTTCAATAAAGTACGAGAAGCAATCATCAAAGCATTCAACTGGATGATGGAACACAAAGACGCCATGATCGTTCTCGGTGGCGCACTAGCAGGACTCATCACTGGGTTCCTTTTATATAAGGGAGTGATGTTGGTTGTCACCAAGGTCACCAAAGTCTTCTTTGCAGTTCAAAAAGCATTGCAGATTCTCATGGCTTTGAATCCGATCATGATTGTTGTCGCTGCATTGTTTGCGCTCATAGGAGCACTGGTCGCTGCCTACTACAGGTTCGAAAGTGTCCGAGAGATCGTTGATGCAGTGTTCGACAAAATGAGTGAATGGGGTCAATGGGTCTGGGGTTGGTTGAAGCCAGCCATAGAAAAAACAGTCGAGGCAATCATCCTTGCATTCTGGGCTGTTCTTAATTTCTTCAAGAAAGACTTCATACCGATCACCATGAAAATTGTTGGTGCTCTAGTCAGTGCATGGAAAGTATTTGCCGACTTCTTTATGAAGTACGTCTATCCAATAATCGAAGCAGCCTTCAATGGAGTCGTCTCAGTCATCAAGAATTTCTGGGATGTCATCTACAGGGCTTATCGACTTGTGAAGTCACTCTTCCAAGGTGACTTCGAAGAAGTCTGGTATCAATTCAGACATCTTGTATGGCAAGTCATCGAGTTCATTGTTGACCTCTTCATCGCACTTCCAATCAGGATTCTTAGTGCAGCAAAAGGACTTCTCGATGTCTTCTCATCAATTGTCGGAGACTTTGCCAAGTACCTCTTCAACAAGATCATGGATTTCGTTCTTGCGATCCCAGATCAGATCATCGAATTTATGAAGGGCATTGCCAAAGACATTCTCAATCTTGGTAAAGACATCGGTGGCTGGATCATTGGTGGAATCGTTGATGCCATCAAAGCAGCTGCTGGCGCAGTCATGGATGCAGTAGCGTCAATCATTCCGAACCCAGCCGACATTGTTGGAGGTGTGGTCGGAAGTGTTGGTGGCTTCTTCAAGTCAGTAATACCCGGATTGGCAGAGGGTGGCATCGTCACCAAGCCAACTCTGGCAGTCGTTGGTGAAGCAGGAGCCGAAGCAGTCATACCTCTCAACAAGGCAGGCAGTCTCGGTGGCACAACAATCAACCTGACAGTCAACGCAGGGATGGGAACAGACGGAGCAGAAGTCGGACAGGTAATAGTTGAATCTCTTCAGGCTTGGTCACGTCAAAATGGAAGCATCCCAATTGCGACTGTGAGTCAGTAATGGCAGCCATCACAGTAACCGTTGAAGTTGCTTTCGATGGATCAACATTCACGGACATCTCAGACAAGATCACAAATGTCAGAATCAATTACGGAAGAAAGAGACTCAACGAGTGGGACTTTCCTGCTGGCAAAGCATCCATCACTTATGACAATCGAGACAACTCACTCACTCCGTCTCACTCAGACAGTCTCTACGGTTCCAGTTCACAGTTAATAGGTAGGGAAGTAAGAGTCTCTGCTTCTGTTACAGGAGGCTCTGATTCTTACCCAACGTATTTGTTCAGAGGTTTCTTATCTGACATTGACTACAGAGCAGGATTCAGTACGAGCACAGTCATAATTTCAGTAGTTGATGGCTTTGACCGTCTTGCTCAAACGAGCATTCAGTCACAGAACTTCACAGAGAATTGGACAGGGGTGCTGATTAAAGAGATCCTCGATCTCGGAACAGTTAACTATCCCTCTGGCACCAATCCTCTCGACAGAGACATTGACCTCGGAAGTTTCAAAGCAGTTGCTGCAACTGGGGTTACATCCAACGCTCTTGATTACATGCAGAAACTCTCACGAACAGAGAACGGAAGGTTCTTAGTTCAACACGCAGGGACTCCATCAGCAACAAACAAAGGTGGAGTGCTTACTTATAAATCTCTAAATGCGTCTGCAACTGATTCAGGGTTGACAATCTCTGATGCAAACTCTCTTCCATCAGGAGCAGTTGAAGCAAAAGTAATTGACCTTGAATGGGGATCAGAGAACTTAACAAATGCTTACGAGTTCAAAGATGGGACAGGGACTGTTCACACAGGAACTTCCTCTGCCTCAATTAGTAAGTATGGGCAAAGAATCCTTAAGAGAACTTTGCTTTCAGATGCAACTACAACTCAGGAAGCAGGAGAGTATTTTATATACCTCTTTGATGAACCTGCACTCAGGATGAGCAAAGTCACAGTTGATCTTCACGCAGCAACAACTGCTGATGCAGAGAAACTTTTACACCTCAATGTTTTCTCATCACTTGACCTGTCCTACTTACCATCAGGATCTTCGGTAAGCATCGAAGGCTCTTATGCAATTGAAGGTGTAACGCTAGACATTTCAGTTCTCGACATGGCTTCCAACGAAGCAAAGATTGTCGGAACCTATTCAACATCAGCAGCAAGTGCTGGTTATTTCACACTCGACGACGTTGTGCTCGGAGCTCTACCAGTAGTGCTCGCACCATCGTGGATCGACGTTAGTTCATTCAGGTTAGACGACTCACCACGAGACATTCTTCCTGTATCACTCGGCTAGGAGGCTCAAAATTCCGTTCAAATCCTATAGCACAGGTGATGTGATCACCGCTGCTGATTACGTTGCTTATGTAACTCAGCAAACGATTGCCACCTTCACAAATACAACCACTAGAGACTCGTCTATTTCTTCACCTGCTCACGGTCAGTTTGCATTCACCGAAGACTCAGACACTCTTTGGTATTACGACGGCTCGGCATGGGTTGCCACCACATTGGCAGCAGACATAACAGGAGTTACTGCTGGAACTGCCATGTCAGGTGGTGGAACTTCTGGAGCCGTGACATTAAATGTCGATGTAAACGGCGCAGGTGTCGTTACTGGAACAACTTCTGATTACGTCTTAATCGAAGACGTCGATGACAACACAACAAAGAAGTGTCTCATCTCCGACTTCGTTGCCACAGGAGACATCACAGGTGTGACTGCTGGATCAGGTTTGGCTGGCGGTGGAACAGGCGGTGACGTAACACTCACAGTTGACTTCGACACTAAGGGCGACATTCTCGCTGCCTCAGCTGCAGATACAGCAGTGAAGGTTGGTGTTGGATCAGATGGTCAAGTTCTAACAGCAGACTCAAGTGCATCAGGTGGAGTCGCATGGGCAGCAGCTGCTACAGGCGACATTACTGGCGTAACCGCAGGAACTGCATTGACAGGTGGCGGTACTTCAGGATCAGTAACTCTCAACGTAAGTGTCGAGGACGCAAACATCGTTCTCGCATCTCAAGTATTCGGAAGCTAGGAGGCTTTCTCAATGGCAACTTATTCAAAACAACTTCTCTCAGGAGGAACTAACGGTAAGAACATCAAAATTGCCGGAACCAGTGGTGGCTCTGGCACGACCATCCATACTGCTGTCGCAGGCACTTCTGATATGGATGAAGTCTGGCTTTATGCAACCAACACAAGTGGCAGTGATGTTCTACTCACGATTGAGTGGGGCGAAACAACAGACCCTGATGGAAGAAGCAGCCAGACAATCACATCAGTTGCTGGTCAGACACTCGTCATCGCTGGTCTGCTTTTACAAAACGGATTAGTGATCTCTGCATACGCAGGGACAACGAATGTCATCAACGTAAACGGTTACGTAAATCGGATAACTGCTTAAGGAGCATCAATGCCTGATATTAGAAAGTACTTTCCAAATTCCAAGGTCACTGACTGG